TGCGAAACTCGTCAACCGTGACTACATTAACAACCACCAAACGATTTGTATCAATCCCACGAGACTCCAATAGTGATTTGGTAATTGCGGATTCAGTATCAAAATACAGACAGTACCCATCAGGATGAGTATCAAGAAAGTTCTTAACAACAGCAATACTGAAGAAAGTTTTTCCCGTAGAAGTTTCACCTGCGATAGCAGTAATCTTATTACCAGATACACCACCAAATATACTACCGGATACAAGAGCATTAAAAATGTATGAACCTGTATCCACAAAAGTTTCAGTTTCATCAATCTCTGATGCCAGTTGTGTATATTCTCCTCCAATCTCTTTTACAATATCTTTAAGAAAACTTAATCCAGAATCTGTCATTTCATTCATCCTTTTGTTTTTGTTTATTGTCATAATTTATTTTATATTTCCAGAGTTTTTGATAGAGAGCAGTATCTCCACCTAATCTCATAGCACTAATAATAGTGTCGAGTTCTTTGTTATTAATAGGTAAATCCATCAGGTAAAAAATGAATCAAGATTTGTCATGTGTTCGGTTTTCCACCCAATAGCATCAAGAATAATTTTGAGTGGTTCTAAAAATGCTTTCTCAAATTGTAACTCATAATCAATGTATTTGTCAAGATTTAATTCTTTAGGAAATTCTTGAATGAATGAAATAATATTTTCATGAATTGTATTTGGTTTTTTTAAGTAAATAAATTTAACCTTTTCTCCATTTTGTATAAGTGAATATTTGTTTGTTAGTTTTGCTTCCTTTATATAATGATTAAAAAGAAGTGCTCCGCGAACGTGAATTGGAGTTCCCTTTAAATAAATTGAAGATGATGATTTATATTTTTGTACGTCTGATGCTGATCGTGGAAATGAAATTTGTTCTGGAGAAAGATGTTTAAACTCTGTACGTGCATTTTCAATAAAATTAATCACTTCATTTTCAGTTCCATTCATCATAATCTTTAAACAATCCTTAATCATTTTTCGACAAGGTGCTGGAGTTGACGATTTAACTGCCTCAATACCCATCATCTTAAGTTTGGGTTCAGTATATCTAACTCCTTCACTGTCCCAGACATTTAGAATATAACGTTTCTTTGCAGTCCATATGCCCCGATCAGCAATATTCTCTCGTTTCATTTGCATCTTCTGGTCATAGGCATTCATATATTCTGCCAATTCTTGGTAGCAACTTTCAATATACTTTTCAAGTTCCACTTTACAGATCTTATCAAGGAACGAAACAATGCCTTCAGTAGTTTTCTCTCTTCCCTTGAATATAGTTTCCACCAGAGGACCCATATGAAGATAAATGGAATCAGTATCAGAAGCAATGACATAATCAACATCTTGAGTTTTAAGAAGTTTATTAAAATATGTATTCATTTTACTTTCAATCCAACGAATCGCAACCTGCCCCGAAAGAGTAATTGCTTCGGCATTCTCAAGTTTATAATACCTGAAGTATTGGTTCCCCACACTACCATAGGCGGAGTTAAGAGAAATCTTTTTTGCCATTTGAATATTATTACATCTTGAAATCTCTTTCTCCAATTCTTTTGTTTTTTTCTTCTCATATTGTTTTTTTGCCTTAATCATCTTCTCCTTATATACAACACGATCATTATACATTTTTTCCATAAGTTCAGGAAGGAACCCTCGCACATCCTTACGATACATTGCACCATTAGGACATACTGCATAATCACTATACAATTCAAAGGTAAGTTCTTGATTAAGAATTTTATCTACAGTAACAGTTGGGTGCCTTTCATCGACAAGAGTTTCTGGACTCACGTTAAATTGCATAATCAAATGAGGATATAGGCTATTCAAGTCAAAGTTAACAACCCAATCATACTTACCAGGAATTGGTTCTTTTACATAAGCACCTGCATATTTTTCATTCTTTTTAGATTTACTTTTTGGTGGAATTACAATATCTCTTTTCTTCAAATAATTGTAAATAATCGTATCCCAGACACGAACTTGATAAAATACATCAGCATAATTTACTTTAGCATCATATGCCATTGTAAGAGCAAGTTCAATCAATTTCATCTTGTCTTCCAACCGGTCAACAAGTTCTACGTCAACAATATTATACTCAATAAATTTTTGCCATCCTTTGGTGTAAAAATCTTTAAAAGTATTAAACTCTGAGTGATCTAATTTTTTTTGATCAAGTTCGACTTCTGCAATGTAATCAAGACGATATGACTCCTGTGCTTTATAAGTAAATTTTTTATAAAGGTTAAGATAATCTAATTGAGTGAGTCCTCCAATATCAAAAGTAATGTGCTTACGTCCAGTGATAAAGATTTCACCTTCAGTCACAAGACCCCAGTTAGAGAGACGTTTCATTAACTTCTCACCAAGAACCCGATTTAATCTTTTGCAAATGTAGGGAATATCGTAAAGTTGAATATTCCATCCAGTTACAACATCAGGAACATCATCCATCCAATAATTAATAAAAGAATTTAATAGTGCATATTCAGATTCGCAATAGTGATAAGTTACATCATCACGCACATTATTGAATGGTTTAACTCCCCAGGTAATAATTTTTTTAGTTGTGTAATCTTGAATACTGATTGCAAGGATTTCTTCTGAACAAGATTCTACGTCAGGAAACCCACTTTCAGAGGCAACCTCAATATCAAGAGTTACTAATTTAATTTTACTAATATCAAACTTTACTTCATCTTCAGGATACTTTTCTGAAATGTATTGATAAATGTATCGATCATTTCCATAAATTTCAAAACCATCAACTTCACCATACTTTTTATAAAATTCACGACAATCACGAACAGTTCCTGGTTTAATTGGTTCTACATTACCTCCACTTAATGTTTTATACTTCGATTCTTTTTTACTATTTACAAAAAGAGTTGGAAAAAACTCATCTCTCGTTTCAAACCTTTTGCCATTCTCTACTCCACGAACTAGAAACTGATTTCCAATCAACTGAACATTAGTATAAAATTTAAGATTCATTCCTTAATCAAATCCTCGTATTTTTCAATAAGTGTAGGTGTTGGGTCTGCAAGAGTAATAATCTTGTCAGAACTCATCATAAATGTATCTTGTTTAGTATAACCACAAAGAAATGGTTCAAGTGTTTTATCACTTCTGACTACAAACGGTTTAACTAGTTTACAATCAGGTTCTCCAATATCGGCACCTACTTCTTCAATCTGACTGATTAGAATTAGATTGTTCATCAGTGATAGAATCTTGAGTGTTTTTTCCATGATTTATAACATCCTCTATGTACATTTCTTTTAATTTTTCAGTTGGATTTACCATTGTAACGACCCAATCAGAAGGAACTGGAATTTTCTCATCCACAGTTAAAGGCATCCAAGGATGTAAAGTAACTTGATATCCCATTTTTTGAGGTCCTTGATTTTCATTTTCCTCTGTGAGAAGATTAGGAGTTCTCATTTTTACTATACAAGGTCTAGTAAGGTAATATCCTACTACACGTTTCTCTTCATCTTCACCAAAAACCATCTCTTGAACATCTGCAATCAGATCTTCTCCAGACTTAAGCAATAAAAGTTTAACAGTCATTTTTACTCCATACCTATTAGTACTATAGCACAAAAAAAGAGAGGTGTCAACTGGTTTTTGCCAGTTACCTCCCTGTAGCAACGATATTTGGGTGGACTTATATATTTAGAGATAATCCTTTCTCTTATGATGATCTGGAACAATTCTCCCCAACGTAATATTCAAAAGTCCATCCACAAAATCAACAGATCTAACTTCCGTATCATCAGAAAGCGTCCAAGATCTGGTAAAGGATCTTTTACCTATTCCTCTATGAAGATAAGAATCGGAGGATCCCTTATCTTCAATTTGTCCTTCAACAAAAAGTTTTCCATCTTGAGTATAAACAAAAACTTCTTCTTTGCTAAATCCAGCAAGTGCAAGTTCTAATCGTGATTCTACACTATTAACTTGAATCAAATTATATGGAGGATAATTTGAATTTGTTTCGTGAAGATTAAACAAACGATCAAAATATTCATCCAGTCCAATACTGTTTCTTGTGATCTTATCCATTAGGTTAGGAAGATCCGCAGCAGTATACCTTGTAAGATTAGTCATTTTAGTATCTCCTTAAAAAGCGAGGTTTGATTGTGTGGACCCCGAAGGCGTCCTTACTATTATATATCAAGTAACAATAAAAAAAGGAGTGTTGAACTCCCTACTTTATTATTCAGTTTCCACTACCTTACTCTTTTTACCAATATTATACTTGGTTTCTAAAACCCATTCTCCCTTTTCTTTAAAAGGGAGAACTTTAATTTGATTGAGTGGTGCAATATCCAATACCTTGTCCACATCAATAACCGCAATAAGTCCCCAATCTGCAAGAAGACGAACAATACGATTACGACGTTGAACATCATTTACTGTTAGATTCGCGTGTTTGCCATCAAGTGCGAAAAGTTCTTTAAAATGTGTAATATAATACCGACCTTGTTTATGAAGAATATGGCAAGATTGATAAAGTTTTTTTTCTTTTCTTGATGCTACACCAATACGAGTCAGTGTTTCTCTTACCTTTAAAAAATCATCTGGTTCATTTAAAGTAACCTCTACCATCATATCAGGAGACCAGTTTACTTGTGGTTCAATTGTTTGGTTAGTCATTTCATTCCGCCAGTTTCAAGTCGTTTTTTTATAAAGTCAATTTGAGATTTATTTAGGATTTTAAGTGCTTGAGATGCTTTCTCATTACTATATCCATAGTATTTTTTGATACATTCTAAATCGTTGACTTTATCCTTTCGGATCCAGGGAGCAAATCTCTTCTTTTTCCTCAAACTATTTAGATAAAATGAATATTGCATATCTTTATCTAAAGAATGGTAAAGATTCATTTCGTTTGCATATAAAATACAATCAATATATCCGGACAAACATTTATTAATGATATAAGGAGCATAATCTTTCTTTGAGGTTTCATCCTCTTTCATTAGATTTTCTTTGGTGAAATTAATAGAATTCAACCAATCTTTAAGTTCAACCATCAACTAACCCTTCACTTTTTAATCTATTATAATTATAGCATCCATCAACTTTAATTTGGATTTTAGGAGTTTTGTTATAAAACTGCTCCAATGGTCCTACTTTTTCAGTTGGATAATTTGTTACCAAAAGTTCTACCTTTACATTATCGTTTGTTCCCTTTTCTCCACGGTGTGCCATAGAATATCTCAATTTCCATTCACGAAGATAATAATCCTTATATAAACCAAGAAGTTTTTCATTTACATTATATGTAATCATAAACTTATGAGGGCACTTATATACATTTGTTGCAAAAATATCATGGTCAAATGATTTATGCATCTCACGATTTTTTCCATATAGAAAATCTTTAATGTCATATGGCGGATCTAAAAAGACAAATACATCATCTCCATCAGCATTCATTACCCCAGAGTAATCGATGTTTGTAATCTTCCAATTTTTAATGAGTTTAGAGAACTCTTTCAGTTTTTCAATTCCAACAAATGAAAAGTTAGAACGAGCAGCAGTTGGCGAAAATGTACTATTTTCAGTCAGACCAGAAAAACTACATTTATTAAGAATAAAGAAACTTACTGCTCTTTCTAATCCATCCTGATTATTAATATCGATTCGAGTTTGGTTAAATAATTCTTTATGCGCTTCGTCCTTTGCATCTTGAGTTCCAAAGTCAAATGCTTTAGTTTTTAATTCTTTTAATCTTTCAGATAGATTTTCTCCATTATCACGAAGTTGAATCCAAAAATTATAAAGTGGAACATACAAATCATTAATCCAAATAGGAACATCTGGATATGCCTGAGTTGTATAAAAAGCAACAGAACCACCACCAATAAATGGTTCACGATACTCCTTGAAGTTTTCTGGATACCAAGGAGCAAGAGTTTGAGTTGCTTTGGACTTACCTCCAGGATAACGGAGACATGTTTTTAGTGGAAAAGTTTTAGGTTTCATTTGAATTCACACTCGCACATTATTTCAGTCAAACAAGCAAGAAGATTAATCTCTTGATCTGCTACAAAAGCAATTTGATATTGATACTTGGCAATAATCAAAACTGCAGCAGGAATAGATGCGGGCACTAAAGTATCATAAAGGGCATCATAGACCCTACGAAGAATAACAGAAGAATCATTATCAAGATTAGAAACAACCCATTTACGAACTTCCGTGAAGTTCTTTTCTTTAAGATATTTAAGGAGATCATTTACAGATACATCAGAGAACGAGGCAAGAATACCAGCATCAATCTTTCCACTTGTAGAATAACGTTGACATTCGTTGAGGACCCTACGAAAATCTGGAAAGTGTTTGGAGACCAGTTCCATAAGGACTTTTTGGTCATACTCAATTTTTTCAGCATTAAGAATAATTTGGAGTCGTTGGAAAAAGTTTGCTGCGAGTTGTGCTTTTTGTTTTCCTTTAATAGTGAAGTCAATACAAGCACAACGAGAATGTAGTGGTTCAATAATCTTGTTCTTGTAGTTGCAGGTGAAAATAAATCGGCAGTTATTATAAAATGCTTCAATATTTGCACGTAAAAGCATTTGAACATCGTTACCAGTATTATCTGCTTCGTCAATAATAATAACTTTATGTTTAGAAGAACCAGTCAAAGACATTGTAGATGCAAAGTTCTTTGCTTGGTTCCGTACAGTATCAAGAAAACGTCCTTCATCAGATCCATTAATGATGTAGTAGTCAGCACCAAGTTCATTACAAAGTGCTTTTGCAATAGTTGTCTTGCCAATACCAGGAGGACCAGAGAGAAGTAGATTTGGAATCTCACCTTTCTCTACAAACTCTTTAAAGGTTTTTTTAGTATCATCAGGAAGAATGCAGTCATCAATCACTTGAGGTCTGTATTTTTCGCAGAATAAGAATTCACTTGTCATAATAAATTAAATCCAGTCAGGTTTTCTTTGGGGCATCCGGAGATAGTTATCCTTGACCCAAGGTTTAGATGCGATATACCTTTTATAGGCAGTAAAGGTATCAATCGTATCGTCATATTTCCATTCTTCGGGCATAGCACGAACAAATGGAGTTGCATTAGTCAACTTACCTTTAGGAAACAAATAGTATGCATCCACAAGAGTTTTGTAACACGAATGTGTCTTATTATACCTCAGAGTATACTCATCGCACAAGTTCATCCCCCATTTAATTAACCAATAGGCATTATCAATTGTCTTTGATGCCCATTGGGTGCAGGGATGGTTACGGAAGGCACCTTTATCGGTCTTGTAGGGGGTTCCATCGGTCTTAGGGAGGGTTCCATACCCGTGACCCCATTTCTTTGATGCCACGATAGAAAGCATTTGACAGCACTCTAGGGGCATCTTCACTATGTGTTTATCAGGAAGTACTATAGCACTCTCTGCAGGAAATTCATTTGTGACAAAAATATTCAAAGTTAGTTCCTCAAAAACAATACTTTTTGACTACATATTTTACTTCATTTGGTTTGTCTTCCATCCAGAATGCTTCATTTTCAATCTGCCGAACACTATGACCATTTATTTTAATCGCAGATTCCACATCTTTTCTTCTTCTGTCAGAAAGATTCATATTAGAAGATGAGATTCCCAAAGGAGTTAAAGATTTGTTTTTACAATATTGTGCCAAATGAACCGACTCATGTAGTAGTGTTTCATTAATATAATACTTCGCATTTTCCCTTGAGACAATACGATTGGTACAAATATTCATAGTTTTTTCAGTTGGACTGAACCACCCATAAATGTCGTGTTTCCTACAAATTGGAGTATTTTCAACTACCCGAATCTTACGGGAAATCATTTGATAGATTTCCATAGATTGGGGAGAAAGATAAAATAAGAAATTCATTACTCAAAGGTTGAATCTGGTTCCAATGCAATCCAATAACTAACATCAAACCCAGTATTCTTAAAACGTGAAAGAAGTTGTTGTGAAATGACTACTTCATAGTTGCCGGGAATAATCTTAATATTTTCTACTTTAAAGTTAAAGGTGAATACATCATCAGTTTCTCCAACAACAATAGAAAAGTCATTAGAAGTATCGTTCTTTTTATCACGAACAACCAGTTTCACTGCACCCGCTTCACCAACAACAGAAAGATCTGGGAGTTGTAATACAGCAGCAGCCTTGAGAAGTTTATCCAGTTCTTTAGTGTCAAGAACAAAACAAACATCCTCGGAAGGAAGTGAGATAGACTTATCTGGAGGAATGACAATTACATTTGGGTCGGCAAAGAAATATTTGGATCGAGACCGACCTTCTTTAATGACAACATAGTTATCATTTACAAAGTCAAGTTCTGCATTTTGATGAAGATTAAGATTATTCAAAAATTGATTGAGATCATAAATTCCAAAGTCTTTGGAAAGTTCTTCTTCGATTGTTGCTTCTGCCAGAATATTTTTCATCACAGAAATAGTACGTAAAGAATTTCCTTTCTTAAACAGAATAGACTGATTAATAGAAGAGAAGTTCTTAAGAAGAGTGAGAGTTTTGTCGGAGAGTTTCATAGTGTTAGGTTTAAGTTTCATAATCAACGTGAGAATTCAGAGATACCATTATTTTTACGAGTATAATGCTTGTCAAAGTGAAGCAATAGCATAGCATAATGAATGACTTTCATCAAATCTCGTTTGTTGCGTCCATATTT